TCTATAACTTAAGACTGATAGGAGGTTTATCATGGCTCAGGGACTTTATAAAAATGGAGAGCAGATCAATTTGGTATATCAGGCAATAAACTGCTTGTCAGGAGCTATTCCTGTGGGAACGGTGCTTGATGAAGGTGGTGCGGTAGATGCGCCAAAGTCTACATCGCTTACTTCTCAGTTACTTCTTGGAGAAAAAACCGGTGTGGCGGCAGGACGGTATCATGGACATTTTACTCCCGATGCTGAAGGTCGGTGGACAGTCGTAATCCAGGACAAGAACGGCGACGGAGAGGTTTCAAAGGTCTACAGTGTAACCGGCCATAACATTGATGAAGTAGGAGATGACGCAGTATTAGCAAAGAATAATGCTGATTCGGCGTGTAATGCCGCAGACTCTGCATTGGCTGCATCTAAGTCTGCTTTGGCTCAGGCCGATTCTGCTGCTAACGCCGCACAGTCTGCTTTGGCAAAGGCAGCTTCTGCGGCGGCTTATGCGGCATCTGGAGCTACGGCTGCGGCAGTTGCGGCAATCGGCGCATCGGCTATGGTGAGTTAAATGAAGATAGCCCACTTTGCTGTATTCAGTCCCAATCAGTCAGGAATGTATGCTACCGTACGAGACCTGATTCTTGCCGAACGTATGCAGGGCATTGATGCACAGTTCATCGACTACAACTTTGACGGACCAGACAATGGGTCTAGTATGAATTACAGCAAGGTGGGCCTTTGTGATAAGAACATAATTACTATCTCACCAGAGTGGGCATACGAGGAAGCTGATATTCTGGTGAGACATGCCCTTATAACAGAACCTATTATCAGAGTAGGTAAACCTATAATAATGGCTATGCACGCAAGACCTGAGTACGCATATATGCTTCAGCATTATGGGAAGTCGCCTGTGATGTCTATTATGGCTAATCACGAGACGGACGAAAAATACGCAGCATACATGACGTTCTGGGAAGAGCATCTTCAATTCTGGAACCTGATAATGCCGAAACGGGAGATTACCTATATTCCTGTTCCTGTTGACCTGAAGAAGTTTAATCCTGAGGGCTTTAAGTTCTCTTCTTCAGAATGGACAGGAGAGCCTAACATCATGGTTGCCGATATGTGGAGAGAGGACATGACACCCTTTCCTATGATTTTGGCAGCAGAGACATTCAGGAAGAACTACTGTAGTAAAGCGAAACTACATATGTTTGGGCTGCCTGATAAGACAAAGGGATTCTCGGTACAATTAGGAGCTCGTTTAAGAAGTAGTGGTCTTTTGGGAGAAGATAATATGCTTGTTCCTTATCTTGAGCAGGTATATAGATCTGCGGATATACTCATTATACCTCATCGGATAGCTACTAGGATAATACGAGAGGCGCTCGCTTCAGGATGTCCAGTTGTAGCAGATACAGGATGCCCTTACACACCTTATACAGCAGACCCTCGTGACCCTAAATCCTTTACTTTAGAGATTGATAGATGCTGGAAGGACTTACAGGAAAAGGGAAACGAGATGCGGAAGAGTGTTCGTAAGGTTGCGGAAGTGGCCTTTGGATATGAGCTTACTGGACAGGCCATGTTGGAACTAGGCAATAAGATATTAGAGATGCCTAAACCTTCAAAATCGGTTCTTGAATGGTCAGGGTGGTCGCTTGACCCTACCGATTGGGTGGTCCTAAGAGACTTCTTAAGAGAGAATGAAATTAAGAAGGTTGTCGAAATTGGGGCAGGAGTTTCAACAGAACTTATGGACAGGCTTGAAATAAATGTTTTGAGTTTTGAGACTGACCCTATCTTCATAGTTCGGACGAGAAAAAGGGTCAGTAAGAATGTTGAAGTCAAACAGTGGAATGGGCAACTACTTCCGCATTTTAGCGTCAAGCGTCAATTAGCCCTTATTGACGGTCCTATAGGTGGCGAGAATAGAGAGCCGTCTTATAAAGGAATAGCAGAGTGCGGAATAAGATATGTCGCCTGTCATGATTCTAAACGAGCAGAGGACAGAAAGTGGATAGACAAGTATTTTAGTCAATGGACAGAAGTTGCAAGAAATGATGATTCTATTCAGGGACTACTAATCTTAGAGAGGCCATAAATGTCAACTTATTATGGAGTAGACACTCATCGAATAGTTTATAAGGCTAGCGAGTTTGAAACGGGTCTGACAGTAACAGGTTATTTATGGAGTCCTGCTTTGGTCAAGTCTGACTTACAGACTTTTACCGAGCTGTCAGATGGACTTTATTATCTGGATTATGTATTTAGTGCTTTGGGAACTTACATAGGACTCTTCTATGAAGATGATGTTGCTAAGGTTTCTGGAGCATTTAGAGTCGTTAGTGGTGCTAACGGGTCTAATGCTATAGTTATCCATGTGGAGACTGACGAAGGGGCTAGCATCATAGATGTGACAGTAGAGGTGTGGAATAGTGACTCGACTGTCTATGTTACCGAAAGCGTTACAGATGCTGAAGGTGATGTGTCGTTCCAGCTCAGTAATGGAGACTATCAGATAAGGTGCAGAAAAGGAGGTGTTTCTTTTACTGTTCCAGAAGACATAACTATATCGGAGGCAGCTACTCATGATATTATAGGAACAATAGAAATTGGGTTGCCTATTGCTCCTTTCTCTTGTCGAGTTTATGAGTATTGTTATCTTGGTGATGGAACAACTCCTTGTACATCAGTTGTCGGTACAGCTAGGATTGTCTCGATTCCTTTTGATTCTGGAAGTATTCTTCATGCAGGAGATGAAATTGACGGAACGTATGATAGCGACACAGGACTTCTTTATTGGGATTTAGTTCATGAGGCAGTGGTTAGGATAGATTGTGAGACGATTCTTGGTGACCCTGAGAACATTACTATTCCTGAAAGTGATACTGCCAGACTAGCTGACTTGTTGCCGTAGGGAGGAAAGGATGCCGAAGAAACTATGGATTGGAGTTATGATTTTGGTTCTTGGAAGTTTGGTTGTGTGTTGGAGTACGTGGGTTAGTAATTCCACTATTCTTAATCGAGTTGCTATTGCAGAGGTTAAAACTGAACTTAGAACTGAAATCAAAGGGATGAATAGTACTCTTGCAATTCACTCAGGTCTTTTGAAAGAAATAAGGGATGACCAAAAAAGAAGACTTCCTTGATTATCTATGGGGAATTTATCCCCAAAGAGGATTATGAAAGAAGATAGAGCAATCCAAACTATTATGGAACAAGCTTTTCTTAGCACAAGGAAGATGTGCAAGCTGTTCCTTGAGGATACTTTTAGTGCCCCGTTCTCAACTCTACATGACCAGATATTTGAGTTGATAGATTCGGGAGCAACTAAGATTGCTATAGCTGCACCACGAGGTATTGGCAAAACATCTATTGCTCGTGCAGTCGCAATTAAGGCCATTCTTTATCGCCTGACCAAGTTTATTGTCTATGTGTCGAATAGTGCTACAATGGCCGAGATGCAAACGGAAAATATTAAGAGAGACTTGATGACTAACATAACAATCAAGAAGCTCTTTGGTAATATTAAGATGAGTGATTATGAAGGCGCGGATGATACCTTCTCCAAAATGGCATGGGTAGCTTTTGGCAATACCTTCATTCTCCCTCGTGGAAGTGGTCAGCAGGTTCGTGGAATCAACTGGGCAAACAATCGTCCTGGACTGGTTATCATAGATGACCTCGAGGATAAGGATGAGATAAAAAATCCTGATATGCGGACTAAGCAAAAAAACTGGTTATATAGTGATTTGCTTAAGACTGAGGATAAGTACGGTGAGCCTACGGTCTTCATCTACATTGACACGATTAAGCATGAGGACTCAATCCTGGAGATGTTGATTGAGTCTCCTGAGTGGAAGACCATTCGTCTTAGCATTTGCGACATGGACTACAACACTCTGGACGAGAACTATATGACCACAGAGGAAATTAAGCAGGAGGTCGAACAACATAGGGCCAAGGGCTTGATGGACTTGTTCTATATGGAAAGGATGAATATTCCTATTTCTATTGAAGATGCAGTTTTCAAGCAGGAGTATTTTAAGTACTTTGAGGACGAAGGAGAAAACTTAGTAATATATAATCTAACTGAGGAAGCAGGACTCGTCAAAGAAGAGATTCCTGTTAAGCGACTTCTTCATGTAGTCATTTGTGACCCTGCTAAGACTGTCCAACTTCACTCGGCTGAAAGTGCTGTTGTTACTATAGGCGTTGATAGAGAAAGTCATAAGATCTTCATAAGGGAGATTTTCAATGAGAAAGTCAGACCAGATGCTTTATATGATGCTATGTTTGACCAAGTCTTGCGCCACAAGGCACGTATTCTTGGTGTTGAGGTTACCTCGCTCCATCAGTTTATTAGTCAGCCCATTGAAAATGAGATGCGAGTGCGTGGGATTTATCCTACTTACATCGAGCTGAAGGCGATAGGAGGGAAGCCTGAGAGGGTTGCGACTCTTGCGCCACTTTATAAGTTAGGTTACATTTATCATAATAAGAGTAATTGTGGTCCACTGGAGGCCCAACTTAGTTGGTATCCTCGCTCCAAGTATTGGGACGTTATGGATGCTACTGCTTACATTACCAAGGTTCTTGACGAGTTTGCTTACTACTTTGACCCAGAAGATTTGGGCGAAGACCCAGAAACAGAGTTTGATGAACTTGAGTTTGAAAGCCCTCTTGAAAACTGGAGGATAGCCTAGTGGCAATTAAGAAGATCTATTTTGGAACTGTTGGACCTTTTGAGTTTGATGATGCAGAACTCATTGAAGATCCTGATGGAGACTTTGCTGGGGAATATAGTAAGGGCGTAACTACTAACAGTCAAATAAGTGTTTCAGAAACTCCTTCGGAAGATGAGCATCTTATTAGATTAGTTGATGTTGGAGTTAGTGTAGCAGCTTCAGTCCATGCGGCAGATACGAAAGCAACTCCTATTGATGCTGATGAAGTAGCACTGGCTGATAGTGAAGATGAGTATACTTTAAAGAACTTAACTTGGGCAAACATAAAGGCTACATTAAAGACTTATTTCGATACTCTTTATGGTGCTATTGGGATTCATGGAAATGGAGAGACAGATGCAACACTAAGTGGGACACCAAAATTGTTCGTTGTAAAGGACTCAGAGGGAACTACTTATTATTTTAAAGGTTATCCTACAAAGACATGATGATTCGAAGAAGGGAAAATAGATGAATATAGTTACTGGAAACCCAGATAACACTCATATGGATTCTTCTTTGCTTGAGCAGGACTTAGGGTATGATTATCCTTATGGTCTTAACTTGAAGCCAGGTTCTAAGGTCCACACCAAGATAAAGAACGAAGTGATGAGTCGGGCTAGGGAAAGTCATCGTCTTGTTTCTAAGCGCTTTGGTTCGTGGAATCAAGTAGAACGTGTAATGACTGCTTATGTTGACCTTTCTGCAAAAGAGAAGGATATTGTAAGTAATGACTCACGTAAGCCGGTCTCAATAGTGTTTCCTTATACTTATGTTATAATAGAAACAGTTCTCACTTATTTGGTCTCGGTCTTTATGAATGACCCCTACTTCAAATATCAAGGTAGCTCGCCAGAGGATGTTATTGGAGCTATGATGTTGGAGAAGGTTGTACAAAATCAGTGTGGGTTCTTTAAGGTTGACCTTGCCCTTTACACTTTTCTTCGTGATGCGTTAGTTTATGGTATTGGAGCTGCAGCGCCTGTCTGGGAAAGAAAGATGGGAATGAAGATTAGGCAGGAAACTAGTGGTTTTGGGATAATGGACTTCTTCAAAGGACATGGTAAGAAGACCTACACGGAAGACGTAATCTATGAGGGTAATAAGCTTGAGAACATAGATCCTTATCTCTATCTGCCTGACCCGAGAGTGCCTTCTCATAAGTTGCAAGAAGGTGAGTATGTAGGTTGGATAGATAAAACTTCAAGAATGGCCGTGCTCAGAGAGGAGCGTAATTCTTCTGATATGTTTAATGCTAAGTACTTGAAGGGCGTTATGCGAAAGAGGAGTTCTATCTTTGCTGATGACGAGTCACAAAGGAATAAGAAGACTGGGGTTAGCGATAATCTTACTTACGACGACAAGATTCAGAATCCTGTAGATGTTATCTATATGTACGTAGATCTTATTCCCAAAGAGTGGGAACTTGGAGAAAGTGAATATCCTGAAAAGTGGTTGTTTGGACTAGGAAATGACGAAGTAGTCCTCAAGGCCAAAAAGCTCGGTCTTGCACATGGTATGTATCCTATTGCAACAGCCTCACCGGACTTTGATGGCTATTCGATTCTTCCATTGGCTAGAAGTGAGATGCTCTATGGGATGCAAACTGTTCTTGACTGGCTCTTCAACTCACATATAGCTAATGTTAGAAAGTCCATTAACGATATGTTAGTTGTTGACCCATATCTGGTTAACATAGGTGATTTGAAAGA